TTATATTTTTCTATAAATTCTTTGTCTCGTATAGAAACCCATTCGAAATACGCCACAAATATATCTTGTTGAATATCCTCATTAAGATTTTTAATTGAAATCTTTCTTGGATGTGTATCAAAATACTTGTAAATCTTTTTATTTAAGTCTTTTATCTTTGTATAAGCCTCGCCTTCAGGAATCATAAATTCCTTTCGTTGTGATACAAATAATTCCTCTTCTTTACTCTTACCAACAATCCATTGGTCGCTTCCATGAAAAGCATAAATTTCTGTACCTGCTGAGAATGGCCCAATCTCCTCAGTAGCAACAGAATTGATAGTTAATCCATGTGGAACAACCTTCGGGGCTTTGTCAAAGGAGAACTTATGATCAATGAGTTTGCTGAGAATTAAGTTGTTTCCCGTTCCGTCCTCGAAATACGAACCAAATCTTGAAGCAAATTTCTCCACATATGATTTGTAGCTAGTAGGTTCCCAAGTGTATCCAAACTCTTTTCCAAGCCAATCATGTTCGACCATGTAATCTATCGCTTGTCCAAACTTTTCTCTGATAAATTTCAAATGAAGATCTTTAATATTTTGCTTCACTTCTTTGCTTTTATTAAAGAAAAATCGATGCGCCCATTCATGGTATAATGTTTTTGCCATTTGATCATATTTACCATTTAATAACATTTTCAAATCAATTGCAATGTGTGAGTGACTCGCATAACCCGCAGTTCCAGCCTTTGTGTGTTGATTCACATGGGAAGAAAGTTCTAAGAACAAAACAGGAGATTTCATTTTTGGAAATCCAAGCAGATGTAACTTTTGTGATACTATTTCTCCAATATGTTCAACTGCGCTCCGTTTCATTTCATTTTGGATTTTAGGATCACCCATTTCCCAATCGTAATGCGTAATGTAAAATGAAAATCCACCTGCTCTAGTATATAGAAAAAGATGTTTGTTCTTTTTAACTGATGCTTCTTGTATTTTCATTACCTATAATAATCAGGAACCGCTTTCTTTGGTTCGTAATGTTGTTTATAAACTTCTCTGGTTAATCCAAAATCAATTAATACAGCCATTCGACTTCTCTCCCGAATCACTTCTCCATATGAAGACAATCGCCCGAGATCTCCTGGCAACGGCATATCATAATCACCGGCTAAGCTAACAATATCCATTACCCATTCATTTTCTTCCATTGTTTCTTTAAACTCATCTGATAGTTTTCTTTGTGGTCCCGGAGTTCTCATACCTTCCATATAAAAAAGATATTTTTCAAGATCGGCCTGAGTTGCTTTTATTAAATGCTCAAATCGTTTTTTCTTTCTTGCTAACGGAATGGCCAATTCCATCTCAATCCAAAATGGATCATCATGATCTTCGTCCATTTCAAACACCTTAGCAGCGATACCGTATTGTTGAATTCCCCAATCGCCTTCGATGCGATTCTGAGCCAACCCTTTAGCATTCTTAGCAATCTTTAGAACCATTTTCCTATCTACTTGATAAACAATTCTCCCTGATCCTGACGATACCCTTTTCAGAGATGCCTCCGCATATCGTTTTTTGCCAGCAAATGATTTGATCTTCTGGAACTCACCTAATGAAAATCCTTTTGGATATCTTTCTGATAATTGCTTTGAGTTCATGGAAATTTATATAGTGACAATAACTAATAACATGACACATATACAGACAGCTGCTATAAATCGTCCTCGTTTGGTCGCGGTGCTATTCAAACGATACTTTATTTGTTTACTCATGAATATAAATATAAAACCGCAAGAAAAAATTGACAGAACCACATTAATGTATATTATTACAACATCATGAAAACTTTAAAGACCAAAATAATGAATTTTACCGTTGCAGTAGCTCTCATAGGGATCGTCTTTTCCATCGTAGCATTCGTAGTAATCAGAATCATACCCGCATTATAATACCGTGAGTGATCGGTTTTAAACTAGATTTTTAATGTTATACCGCTAAATGGCGGTATTAAAAATTATGTTGACTTTTTATAAAATATGTGATTCACTTACCACATGAAAATATATCAACAAATTATATCAATTTTAATTGGAGGAGCTGTGTCCTTAGTATCCTCGCCAATGGTTCCGCCTGATTTGGGAGTTTATCTATTTCTTATAGGAACGGTTGTGTCGCCAGGTGGCTTAGCCGCTTGGGTGCTATCTTAATTAGAAAAGAATTTCTTCTACTTGGTCGAGCGGAACACCTATACAACATGAAAAAGTAACCAATCCACTTCCCTTTGCCTTTTCTCTTTGAATCCACTCTTCATCCATTGGTCTTTCTATTGTGCAAAGCGTTTTAGCACGCTCAATGTCAGCGTGGTAAGCATTTCCGAACTTGGGAATATCATAAGGTTTAAATAAACATATGTCACCTTTATCCCATGATAATCCACCTGACTTCTTCAGTATGCCTATTTTACCATCGTATCCGTATTTCTGTATCACATTTAAGTGGTTTCTTAAATCCATGTTTTTACCAATCAATGTTAATAGTGTAGTCGCCAGCTTCTATCAGACCTCTTGAATGTAAATCATTCGCAACCATCTGAACATCTGGGTAGAAGTTTCGATCCCACCATAAATCAAGTTCCCATCCAGTTTCTCCTCCTGTCAACGGAGTTTTTGGCTCTCTCTTGCACCACGCAGAGAAACTTACGCCCATTTCCCTCCCATTGACGATCTCAGGAACGGTTTCCGCCTCATAGTCGTAGGGTTCGTCTGGAATGGTAATGCGTTCGCTCCCACGACTCTTACAACCACCCTGCTGTTGGAATGTGTATGGTCTGCCGTAAGTTTTTCTCACCAGTGTATCCCACTCGTCTACATCAATCATTTTTTCAGTTGTTATTTTCATTTTAGTTTCGCTTCGTGGTTTACGATGAAATTCCGATCCACATAAAACGCATTTCCATTTTTCTCGCATCAGTCCCGCTTCTCCATCGGAAACTTCTTCTGGCATATACTTGACATTTAAACAAGCACAATAGTCCTGAAATTTGCTATTTATTTCTTCGCAATTTGGTTCATTCATAGGAGCTCTTTTCTTCGGATATATCGTAATAAAATTATTTCTCGAAGCTCATTGATTTTCGCGTCACCTTCTTCGGTTCCGTTTTCCCACCAAAAAGCTTCAAAGGCATCTGTGTCTCCCTCTCTTATCATTTTGGCTAGCTCCACAAATGATTCTGCGACAGTCTCCACATCCTTCGCTGTCTGTTCTTTATGTTCCGCAAATGATAATTTTTTATTTACTGTTTTCATATATATTCTTCTCTGAGTTCGTCTGTTGCTTCTCCAACAACACCATAATCGCCGTTGGTTTCTACATCTTCTAACCAAGCTTCATAAGCATATCGAGCGGCTTCTTCCGGGCTCTCGGCTTCAATCTCGTCGTATTCGTCGCCGTATCCTGCGTTCCATTTTATAATATAGTTTTTCATTTCATATCATTTCGTGTTAAATTTTGGTAGTAAGCTTCTTCATAACAATCTGGACATCCAGGCATCGCCCACGGATTAACTGACATCATACAACCGTCTTCAAGTTTCGTAACCTTTCCGCAATAGCATTTGAAGTGTCCGGGAGGAACATTTTCTGTTATTTCATCGAACCGCCTTTCGGCTGCGTGTCCAAAAGATTCTATTTGATCAAACATTAATTACCTTTGCTCGCAACATCCTCCGAAAAAAGCGGTGGTCGAACTTTCTCAACTTTAATTCCCATCCAACCGTCGAAGTAAGTGGAGATAGGCCATAACTTTCCGTCACTTAGAACATAAAGGCCAGCCTTAGTAAGATCGCCTTTCCAGTATCCATACCCATCAAGAGTTGAGGCCGAACCCACTTCATAAATGAACACGACTCGACGAACTTTGTCTCCGTCAAAGTTGAGGTTCTCCACCCAATAACATCCGGCTTCAGAAAACTTTGCTTCTATATTGTTCTTCATTGTTTGGTTATATTATAATAATTGTTATGCTTGTCAACTAAAATTTAATGATGGATGTAAATTACAGACTTAATTCGTATTTGAGTGATCCACAATCGTATATTTTCATATACCCATTCATTTGCATGTTTTCATATTCGGTTAATGAACTATCAAATATTTTCAATTTTTTAGATAAAACATTTTTTCTGAACGAGAATCGATGGAACCGCTTGGAATATCCATTTTTGAAATACCAATAATTAGGAACGGTTTCCCCACACAGAACAAATCCGGACTTATCATAAACATTGGATGCCAAGCAAGAAAACCTCCGGTCAGCATATGATAATATTTTCTCAGGATGATATTGGGATATGAAATATTTAACCATTTTGCTTGATAATCCAACTACTCGTTGATTCGTTGCGAACCGAGATAATTCATAACAATTGGCTTGATGTTGTTGACCCAACGCTATTCTATAATTACTGAATGTCATAACTCCTACTAATTCATCATTGTAAAATGCTCCTAGTTTAATAGAACTTTTATCATTTCCCTGAATGTGGTTCTCTTCTAAAAATACCGATTTATCTTTGGGAAGAATCTCTCTGATTAAACATTTTCTAGCATAAATAGAAGGTAAATTATCACATATTATTGATTTTAATTTGCTTTTGATAATATCTTGTTTAGTAACCCACTCATCTTCGAATATGTGAATCAAGTGAATTCCATTTGATTCACATTGTTTTGTCTTGATCAAATGATAATCTTTAGTCACATATGGAAAACGGTGATAATAAAAAGAATCATATTCAATTGCGATATTTTTGGATTCAATATATATGTCTAATTCACCATCTATTAAATCTCTTTTGTTTTGGTGAACTGAATCCGGTTCAACCAACGAACAAACAAAATCATATATTTCTTGCTCACAAATTGATCCTTTGTTTAATGGATAACATGTCTGACATCTTGGAAGATGACCACCATCTAAATGATCTTCAAAAATAGTATTACATTTAAGACATTTAAATTGATACATGTTAATTTTATCAGTGTTAACATATTCTTCTTCTGAAAAAAGCGGTTCAACTCTAAGATTACATTTATGAGTAGTTATAAGTTTTTGATAAAATGTTTTACGGAATGTTTTGTCCATTTTACGTTTTATTTCTAAAGCTTGACTTGGAAATTCTACTCCGTATTTTTTTATATAATGGGTCTTAATCTTTTTCTTAATAGCATCTGATTGAAATGGATTATCTACTCCCAAGGTATTGTTGAATTTAATTCGTTTCTTTTCTTTTACCTCATCTAATTGAGAAACATTGTCAACGCCAAATTTATTTCGAATGTCTTTTTTTATTTGTTTACTTTGAAAATAATAATCAACACCGTATTTGGCTTGGTTGGTTTTCACAATTTTCTTTTTTATTTCGTCACTCTGAGTCGCATTATTAACTCCGTATTTGGCTTGACAAGTTCTTCGAGCCTTTTCAGGATTTACAAATGTCTCATTACCATATCTTTCTAATTTGGTTTTCTTAATTTTTGCAACTCGATCTTTATCTTTGGAACATTGTTTTCCTGAACAAAGTTGCGAACAACATTTTTGCTTTCTTGATATAAGGGATTTGAATGATGTTTTACATTCTAAACATTTTCTTGTTTCATAATATTTTGAGTTCTTTTTCATTATTACAATTCCATCTCATATTTGTAACTACCACAGTCAAAAATTCTATCATATCCATTATTTTTCATATTTTCCCATTCGGACAACTCATTGTCGAAGATTGGTAAAATATCTTTGAGCTTATTTTTTCGGAAATTATATCTATGAACTCTATTATTTTTAACAATATACCAGTAATTACATCTTGTTTCGTGAATAAATTTAAATCCTATTTTTGAATAAAAATTATTTTTATCAGAAAATCGTTTGTCGCAATAACTAATAATTTTTATGGGGGTATATTGTTTTATAAAAAACGATAATAATTTTGATGCTCCGCCAATTACATTTGAATTTGAACAATACCTCATAAGTTCATAATGATTGTCTTTTTGGATATTCCCTAGGGATCTTCTTAAATTTCCAAAAGTCATAACAGAAACTAATTCATCATTATGAAAAAGTCCTAATTTAATTGAAGACCTATCTTTCCCCTGCAAATGAAAAATATTTAAAAAATCATTTTTTTCAGTATTTGAAATTTTTTTAACTAAACAACGACGACCATAATATTTTGGTAATAAATGTGAGCATAATATTGAAGTTAACCGTGATTTTAAAGCATCAAATTTAAATAAATATTCATCTTCAAATATGTGAATTAATTTAATATTGATGTTTTCACATAATTGAGTTTTTTGTAAATGATAATATGGAAGCTTTTTACCCGATGTTTGACTGTGCCAATATAAACCATTACATTCTATTGCTACATTTAAATGTGGAATAAAAATATCTAATTCTCTGTTTGGTATTTTATTAAATATTCCTATCTCAATATTCAAATTTAACTCATTTTTTATAAAGTTTTGAATGTCACTTTGAAATTTAGAAGATGGATTGCAAATTTTACAATACGGAGTTGTTCCCCATTTTAAATGTTTTTGAAAAACATGACCACATTTCGAACATTTAAATGATAATTTTTCATCATTGATATTTGTAAATGTTGTATTATCAAATAATGGTAATATAGAAGTTCCTAATCGATTTCCATTTATACATGATTCAATAAATGAATTTCTTTTCGAAACTTTGATTTTTGATCGTATAATATCATCGTTAAGTGGGTTGCTATTAAAATTTTTCTTTAATGTTTTTATTGCCTTTTCTTTTATATGAGGGATCATAAATACACATTCTACACCGTATCTTTGCTGAAATGTTTTTTTCTTTTTCTGTTTTATATGTTCTAATTGTGAAACATTCTTCCCTCCAAACATTTGATCCATTTTTCTAAGTCCCAATTTAGATGAACATTTTTTACTACAAGTCGTATTGTATCCCTTAAAAAAACTAGTAAACTTTACCAACCCTCCACATACAGAACATGTTTTTTTTATTTTATCATTACAATACAAAAAGCATTTTTCACTAAATGTTTTTCCATCTAAATTACATATAATAGAAAATTCATTCGGAAATTGTTTTTTAATATATCCATAAAAATTGCTAGGATGCTTTTTTATTACATTTGATATTTTGTTAATATTATCCATCTATACCTATCATTTATTATTTATAAGTATGATAAACTTTTATTGTTTTGTCAAGAAAATTGTAAGAGTGTCATATGATTACGCAATAAAAATCCCACTCAAAAGTGGGATTTGTAAGTTATTAAATATCAAGTATTTACACATTAATATTGAAGTATACAGTAGTCATATGCAAGGGTCACATTAACCATAACAGGTTCTTGACTTGACCAATCCATGCCATTAAAATTAGCAGATGCAACAAAAGCGCCTTTTAATGTCCATTCTTCTACCTTATCACCAACTGGCCCTAACATATTAAAAGTGACATCCTTTTTATAAAAATCCGCGTAACCATCACGGCCTGTAACCGATTCGTGAGATAATCTAACCCATTCCATAACCGCTTGAGCAGCTGACGGGATGATAGCATCATAAAGGGTAATTTCAATGTCTTGCCATTCAGATTTACCTTTTAATTTACGGTAGATATTGATGTGGTCAAGCTTAATTGGGTTTTGTTGTATTTGTGGTCTTCCAGCTGCTTTGATTAAGTAAGCAGGGATTCCGTCAATATACATGATGTGACGATTTTGAACTTTTGGTTCGTATGCAGTAAAAAATATTTCATTATTTTCGAGTAAGTCGGCCATGAGTTTTTCCTTTGTTAAACATTGATTTCATAGATATAAATATATAAAAATGATAAAAATAAACTATTTATGTTGATTTTTTATTTTTTCCATGTATAATTATTATACAACGAACAAACTGAAAGTTAAAAACTATGGGAAGACCTCGAAAAAATCCAGAGACAGTTACAAATATTTGTAATACATGTGGCGAAACATTTATCATTAAGTATTCAAAAAGGCACCAAAAATTTTGTAATAAAAGTTGTGCTCAAAATCATCCGGATACAAAGAAAAAAATGATAGAAAGTCAAAAAAAGACATTTCAAAAAAAATATGGTGTGGATCATCCAATGAAAACTGAGCAAACGAAAGCCAATTTTCGAAATGCTATGAAGAAAAAACATGGCGTGGAATATTCACAACAAAAGGCTGAACTAGCTGCTAAATCCAAATATACGAAATTACAAAAATATGGAGATGAGAATTATAATAATATAGAAAAATCCAAACAAACATGTCTAGAACGATACGGGGTTGAAAATATCCGTCAAAGTGAAGAGTTTAAAGAAAAGTTTTCCAGACTCCGAAAAGATACTCATTACAAAGAAATCGAAAATCATTGTGCAAACAATAACATGGAATTATTATTTACAAATGAAGAATATAAAGGATATCACTTTTCTCATTTCTATAATTTCAAATGTAATAAATGCAATACAATATTCAGATCTACTGCATATAAAATGACCAATATAGAATGTGAGGTTTGTAATCCATATAAAAGTTCAACTTTAGAAAATGAAATATTTGATTTTATTCAAGAAATTACAAATAAATCATTAATTATAGAGCGTCGGAATCGAAAAATTTTAAATGGTCACGAGGTTGATTTATTAATTGAAAAATACAAACTTGGTATAGAAATAGATGGGTTATATTGGCACGCGGAAAACGCGGGATCGATCAGAAAAAGTTATCATTTAAATAAAACTAATCAAATGATTGTGTCTGGATACAAATTAATTCATATATTCGAAGATGAGTGGAAATTCAAAAAAGAAATTGTTAAAAGTATATTATCAAATTCATTAGGAATTTCAACGCAGAAATTTTTTGGGAGACAATGTGTTATTGAAAAATTAAAACCAAATATATGTAAAGAATTCCTTTTGAAAAATCACATCCAGGGAGCTGATAGATCATCAATTAAGTTAGGATTATTTTTAGATGGCGAATTAGTCTCTGTTATGACCTTTTGCAAATCGCGATTCGATAAAAAAATACAATATGAAATGAGCCGATTCTGTAATAAACTAAACGCAACCGTTATTGGCGCAGCTTCAAAATTATTTAAACGGTTTGTGCAAGAATATAAGCCATCTTCGGTTGTTAGTTATGCTGACCGCAGGTTTTTTGATGGAAATGTATATGGTATTTTGGGGTTTGATTTTGTAGGAAATACTCCTCCATCATATCATTATTTATCACCAAATTATAAAACTAGATACAACCGCCTCAATTTTCAAAAGCATAAATTAAACGAAAAACTTCAATCTTTCGACGCGAGCATTTCCGAATGGGAGAATATGAAGGCGAATGGATTTGATCGAATATGGGATTGTGGAAATTCTAAATGGGTTTATAGTTAGGAATAGATTGCGCCAATCGATCCTGACACTATTGTTGGATGATATGTTTTTGCTACAAACAATCCAATACTAGGATGTTTAATAAATTCCATATACGAAGAAGAACTCATACCTTGACCTGTTTCAGAAAGGTATCCAAAACTAGCAAAAGAGCTTGCAGCGTTAGCATACAACCCGGTAAATGAACCTGTATCTCCTGCGAAATACATGGTTCTCGCAGGTTCATTCAATTGATTTGAAGAGAACCACAACCCAAAATCGGTTTTTCCCTCAACATTTATTAAATCGATCAACAATAAGTGATTATCACCCAAAGGATATTCAGACCAAACTATTTGTTGGTTCCCTTCTGATAAATCTATAGTTTTCCGAAATACTTGTTCACCACCCCAATCAGGAGCTAAAGCGCCAGCAGCACTTTGTGCACCGGCCCAGCTAGCAGACATCACACCTGCTGACATTCCGCCTTTACTATCGAATGACAGATCTGTATTGATTCCTTCAACTGTTATAGTTTCCCATCCAGTATCGGCCTCATTCCTTTGCATCATTAACGCTCTTCTACTCATAATAATAAATATAATTTGGTTTTATTCTTTTATAGAAACCAACTACTTAAATTGGGACGATAGTTTTTTAATTGATATTTTCCATTGGGATGTTTAGTGAATTCAAGGAATGATGATGTATTATTACCTGTTGAGTTGTCACTTGAATATCCAAAACTAGCATAAGATACATCTTCGAAATATTCTCCTGTAAATGATTTTGTATTACCTGCAATATAGGAGAATACGGAACCATGATCTCTATTAATCCACAAGCCGAACTCTGATAATGAACCAGTATTTATCACTGAGAAAATTACCAATGGATTGACGGTCTTGGGTAAATACATCATTACATTCTGCCGACTGCCAGAACCCAAATCCACTGTTAATTCAAATGTGTTTCCTAACAATGACCACGGCAAATCATCATTTGATTGAACACTTGCCGTGCATGTAGTTGTAGACATCCCCCCAGAAGACAACTTTCCCACGCTATTAAACACTGCTGGCGTATTAATTCCTGCGAGTGTTGAAGTTTCCCATGCAGTATTGGGTTCGTTTCTCTGCATTATAAATACTCTTCTGCTCATAACAATAAATATAAACCAATGTTGGTTTTAAGATATCCTCACAGTTTGTATTTATGGTGTAAACGTCGATCCAATAATCTGAGAAACTGCAGGTTGGTATGCTTTTGACACAAATCTTCCACTTGCCGGATGTTTAATAAATTCCATAAATGAAGAGGTTCCTTGTTGCTGGCCTGTATCTGAAAGGTATCCAATATTAGCAAAAGACGAATTATCACCCATAAGAGTTCCTGTGAAAGAAGCGGTATCACCACCAATATATGTTGTCGTGATAGCATCTGAATTTGTTGAAAGCCAGATACCGAAATTTGTTATTGATCCTGTGTCTTCCAATCGTAATAACCATAAAGTATCGGTTGTTACGGCATTCGTGCTTATGATTTGTTGACTTCCACTAGCCAAATTTATTGTTCTAATTCTAACGGTTCCCGGTGACCATTGTGAATCCAGACTCTCATCTAAGTCAGCTCTGTTATTAATGCTTGCGGACAATACGCCGGAAGATAACACTCCGTCTGCGCCAAACACTATTTTTTTGTTGGCTCCTTCAAATATTGTGATCCCCCAACCCGATTCAGGCAAAGTTCTTTGTTGTATAGATACCGCTCTACTCATGCCAATAAGTATGACCTGATTCTAGCTTTAATATATTCTTGGAGTTTGGGTTTTTCGAGTTTTTCGCCGGTAATAGCTGCTCCAAGAGTTGCTCCGGCTTTAATCTGAGAATTTATATCAATCAGATTAAACTCTTTTTTGCCATCTGGCATTGATACCGCAATAACTTCTCCATTTTCTATTTTTACATAGATAAGATTTTTATCATCAAATACTGGAATTTCTTTGGAACCAATTGGCAGAATATCTTTTCTTTGAAGATAATAATTTTCTTTTTCTTGAGAAAACTGTTCGGTAATTATTCTCATATAACTCCAATTTTTTTCAAAGTAATATTAATTTTTTGTTTTGCTACAGGATTCCGTAAATATTCATCTGCTAAATCTTCTACAATGATTTCCCATTTTTTACCGGATGAGGATTCCAACAGATTATTTGCTAATTCCATAAGAATAGTTGAGTGAACCATAGGCAAGTAATGATATAGTTCTTGTCTGCAAAGATCTGAAGATACTTCCTGAAGTGATTTTCTTGATTGGATATTAGCATTCGAAGCGATACCAATCGCTGGTAGTTCTACTAATCCAAGCATTCCCATTACTCTTTCAGAAATTAATCCTTTTCCGTATGATTTACCAATTCTGTCTTCATTAACTGACAATCTTCCTTTTGATTGAAGAATTGCGTCACCCAAGGTTTGTCCCTGATTAAATAATTGAGTTGCCATACTTACATTAGCCATGAAATCGCCTGATACTGATTCAATGTCTTCGATTTCGCCATTGGAGAAATAAACTTCAAATTCATAACCATCAACACCAGCTTTAGCAACTGGAACAGGTCCATTTAATTGAGAAGCTGCTTCTTTTGTTAAATCAGAATTTTTATTAGCCTTTTCAGTTGGAAAATTTTGTGTATCGAAATGATCTTCTTCAAGATCCTGCGGAGATCTATCCCAATCTGGCGAATTTGGACTTAACGGAACCTCAGATTCGTTTTCTACATCGCGAACATCCTCCCATTGTGTAGTTCCGGGATTCCATATTTGTTCAGGAGCTCCTTCTTCATTAGAAGACAATTCTTCGCCTCTGCTTCGTTCTCTATTTTGTTCTCTGTTTTCCTCGTCAATCGGCTGAAATACTTGATGAGGAGAATTGGATGCATATCCAATTGAAGGGGTTTCTGTAATACCTGCAAATCCTAAAATTCGTTCGTTTAGTAAATATTTGTTTTTTTTCATATCTTTACTTTTTATAAAATAATTCCGCCGGCAATAAATATTACGGCAACAATAGTTAATACAACAGCTCTTTCCATCCAACTGGCAGAACGAAGGTATCTGAAAAATTTCATTCCTTCATCTTTAAATTCGGCAATATATCGATCTTTCTTAGACATAACTATAAATATACGAAAATGTATTATTTCTTCCAAAGTTCTAATTCAATGGAATTCTACATATTTCTACGCAAATTCGATGGAACTTAACATTTCGGACGATATCAACGATCTAATTCGATGGAATTCAATCGGACTCCCACACATATTTTAAATTGCCACAATCCCAAATTCTATCAAATCCATTGGCTTTCATGTTCTCCCATTCTGTTAATTCTGGATTAAAAGTGTCTAAAAGCTTAGGCAATTCGCTTTTTCGAAACTTAAAGCGATGAAACAATTTTTTAGAATACTTAGTATTATCAAAATACCAATATCCCGGCAATGTTATGCCATTTTTAACAAATCCGATTTTTTCATAAAAATCGGTCTTTCCCCACAAATAACTTGAATATGTAATTATCGATTTTGGGTTATAATGTTTTATAAAATATTTTATTAGTTTAGATGCTCCGCCAATTATTTGTCCGTCACTACAAAATCTATATAATTCAAATGATAAATCATTTTTGGGTTTAAATCCCAAAACAATCCGTAGTTTTCCAAATGTCATAACAGCTACCAATTCATCGTTGTGAAATAATCCTAATTGTATAGATGATTTATCATTTTTTTGTAAATGATAATTATTTAAAAACACACCCTTTTCAGCAGAAGATATTTCTTTGACATTGCAGTTCCTGGCATAATATTTTTTATCAACAATATTTAATATACTTCGAAGTCTATTTTCTATTATTTCTTTATTGTCTCTCCAATCTATATCCCAAATATGTATAAGTCTATATCCAATATCTTGACATCGCTTTGTTTTATTAACATGATATGATTTATTTTTTCCTCCATGATTTTCTGAATGCCAATATATTCCATTAAATTCAATTGCTATTTTTTTTGATGGTATAACTATATCTAATTCGTAACCAATTAATTTTTTGTCTTTGTGAATTATTTTGTCACTGATAATTGATTTTATAAAATATAATAATTCATACTCACCCATTGAAGAATAATTACGTTTTGGAAAACATTTGGGACATCGTGGAATATTGGCCGAATATAAATAATCTTCAAAATTACCATGACATTTTTTACAACGAAAATCAAACATTTTGTCATAATACCCCACAGAATCAAACTCATTTATGTCAAATAGAAGTTCCACATAATTTTGAATTCGATTTTCTAAATTTTTAAAAGTTAGTATTCGTTTGGATTCCCGTTTCTTATGTTTAATATCTTCCAACTGTGATACATTTGTCACATTATTATTTTTTAACCATGTTTTAAATTGTTCTGACCGGAATCCAATTTGTCCAGATTGGCTTCTTTCTTTGGTTCGCTGTTTACAATTTTCTGTTACGAGATCACCATATGTAGATAACATTGTATTAATATATTTTTCTCTATTATTAAAATTTTTATCACCATATCGTTCTAAACATGTTTGTTTAGCTTTTTCTATATTATTATAATTTTCATCACCATATTTTTTTAGTTTGGTGATTTTAGTATTCCGCGAAACATTTTTGTATTTTCCGTCTTTTCTATGTTTTTTAATTTTATCTTTTACACTTTGTAATTGTGATGGACAAGTAACACCATATTTTTTTAAAAATGTTTTTTTAGCGGAAGTTTTTCGTTGCTCCGATGTATCAACAGAAACACATTTATTTGAACAATATAAATTATATCCTTTTACAATTGATCGGAATTTCGTTTTCTTTCCACAATGTTTACATATATTTTTTTCACCGTTGATATAAATATAAATTTTCTCAGCTATTGTTTTTCCAGTAGAAATTTTATTAATTTTTTCAAATGACTTTTCATACCTTGATTTTAAAATTCGGCTTACAACATTTGGTGATTTGTCGATTAATTTTTGAATATCTTTTTTGGATATGGATTTATTGAGTAATACATCTGTCTTCATAGAAATAAATATAGATGTTTTTAAATAAATGTCGATTCTTTTTAATTATAAAAAAGGAGCCCCGAAGGGCTCCTTTGTAATGAACTATTTTGGTTATATTTTAAATACCATCAAATGAAGCACCTGTTGGCAAAACATTAAAATCTAACAGAATGAACTCCGCTGTCTTAGTCGGTTGAAGATAAATCTGCCCATACAAAATATTTCTATCAATAACATCTGCTGTATTATTAGTATCATCCATGACAACACGGAAGGCATAAAGGCCATTTCGTTGTTGAACAGATTCTAAGTATGGGTTAACCACACTCAAAAAACGATTTCTTGTCACGGAGACATTTTGTTCGAATACCAAGTATTTTGATGTAGAAGCAATGTATTTCTTGACTGCGATGAGCAATCTACGAACATTAATTCTATCAAGAGCACTTGGTTGAACCTGCAATGTCTTTTGACCCCAAACCGCGACACCCTGTCCAGGGAACGAGACGATTGGATTAACGCGACCTTCATACAATGTATCTCTTTCGCTGTGTGTTAACTTATCAACAACACTTTTTGCGATTTCGATACCACCCCGGCCTAGTCCAGCAGGAGCATACCATTCGGCCGCATTTCGATCTGACTGAGCGAAAACGCCAGGCATTACAACTGAAGGCGGAACTTTAATCAATTTATTAGTATTAGTATCAACTATTCTGATCCAAGGATAGTATGTAGCTGCATAATTTGTATCAAACTCCGCGGCCTTATCCACAACATTCTGAACAGATCTTCCACCAGCTGTTTGGTTTTGATATACATCAAATAAGAAGAAACAATCTCCACGAGATTCACACATGTCAACAACATTTGTAACAACCGATGTATGGTAGTTATAAATAATACCTGGAGTCCAAACTAAATTCAGATCAATTTCATCAGCATTACTTAAAGCAGCGGAACAAAGCTTATATCCAACAGAACCAGATGCGGCTATAGTTGAACAATCAAGACCTTGTTGATTTACTGCGGTAATATCATCACCGAGTTTAAGAGGGATTGCTGGAGATTGTCCATCAAACCCACCTTGAAAACCAAAGATGAATTTACGTTTTTTAACATTGTCAGATTCAGTTGCAGCAGCATAAACAGGCGAAACACCAGCGAATGATTCTAAATCAAATGCAGAACCACTACCTATACCAGAACTAGCTGGCACTGGAGCATTATATTGTTTATTGTCTAATTCAGCACCCTCACTTGTTCCATTAGGATACAATGCAGCGAGTTCAGCATCTGCACCAGTTGGTGCTGGGTTGAATACCACACCGGAAGGATATCTTCCGAGATTTTGTGTATAAATGGAAGCCGAAGTGTATTGAATTACCGGAATGTTTCCAAGATGTTCAGCACCACCAATTGGAGATGAGAACGCTTTGAAACCATAAGGCATTGATATTTGTGGGAATGGAGCCTGAGTCATTTCAACTCTAACATAACGACTCTTATTTCCATAATCACCGAATTCAACCACTTTACCACTGTAATTAATTCTGCGATATGAATCTCCGATCTTTCTCGAAACATAATTAACCGAATTCGGATTTAAATTACATTGTGGGAAGTTTTCCAAGATTCTAACCTTAGCATCGGTATCAGTATATGAACGGATAGCAACATCGAATTCTGGGTAATCAGAACCAGCAACTCCGTCAGAATTTTTCACATTAGATATTTCAGCTTTGTAAGATGTATTCATACCCTCACCATGAGCTAAAGTATGGAATTTAAACAATTCAAACGATTGTGATACTGAACCAGATCCACCAGATGACCACGGAGCGATAAGCTGCGAAGTAACCCAAGGAGTATAAGCGGTGCTTATATCATAGGTGCTCCAAGCAGTATTATTCACTCCTCCACCGCCGCCAGGAACGCCATCTTCAAATTTCATTGCGTAAGACGCAACAAAATCTTCAACATCGTCATCGTATACGGTAGAGTCAGTAGCGTCAACATATAATTTCCAAGAACCGGAAGTTGACATTTCCCCCCAAACATCTGTCATTGAATTTTTGAAGAGTTTATAAATATAAGCAACTTCAGGTTTAACACCTGTAGCAACAGCAACTGCACCAGCTTTAGCATCACCACCAAAAACTTGAGTAATAAATGCTGTGGATGTTGGATCAACAGAAAAACGATATGTTCCAACACCTGATCCATTAGATATAAGAGTTAAATCATATACATCAGTAACTTCAGTAGCACTTGAAGCAGTTAAATTTGTTCCTGCGAATCCAGCCCAATTTTGACCTGTATCATATGCTGTGTCACCAAGAACTGCTAAAACTTTAGTCGTGCTTCCTGTAACTGCATTTGTATAATCAAGTATACCATAACTACCCGTAATAACGAGATTTTCAAATGTGAAAACACCTTTACTAGTACCTGTGAGATCTGTTCGTTTGATTAACAAACTAGCAGAAACTACTTCTGGCGCAGAACCTGAATTAGAATATTGAAAATCAGTAATTGTTACATTAGCATTAAGAGATGCAGTTGTGAACCAATCAGCAGTATTAGATGCTGTAACAAATGTTCCTGTTGATCCAGATTCATCGATTCTAAATTGCATCGCACCAATTGTTCCTGTGCTTCCTGAATTAGGGCCTGTTGACCATAATCCGTAAAGAGATGCAGTAAAATCATAACTTCCCGAATTGTCACCAGCAGACGAAGAAAGAACAGTAGCTGTGCAGCTTGTTAGCCTTGCACCATTTACTAAACTTTCGGATGCTAAAAGACGAACTGTTGTAGCACTTTTAGCATACAATACAAGCGGATTTTTTTGAATATATCCGC